TGCTGTGCGGACACGGCGCGCGAATGAGCAGCCCGTCCGGGTCTTCTGTTTTGCAGTCGACGCATCGGCCAGCGCGCGAGCGCAGCATGCGCAACTCGCGCCATAGGATCTGGTCGACTTGGCGCGATGTCGTCGAAGTCATCACGACGCGCGCATCTTCGAATGAGCAGTAGAACCAGAGCGCGAGCCCCGCGGCGCTGTGCGACTTCGAGACCTTGTGCCCGGAGCAGATCGCGACTCGCGAGTGGTCGCGCACGGCTTCGATGACTTCGATCTGGCGCGCCCACGGTTCGACGCCGAGGATCTGGCGAAAGAACGCAACGGGGTCACGCTGGAATGCTGGGCTCGGAAAACGGATCCGAGTCGACATCGAAAGTTCATAAGAGAAGTGCTCGAAGAACGCGCCAACGAAGTTGGTGCGTGGAGTGCGCAGTGTGCTCGGGCGCGACTGCGGCTTCGAGAGCGTGCGATCAACCAGCTGAACCATTGGTCGGCGCCTCGTCGCCCATGTTCAGCTTCGCGAGCACATCGAGCACGGCCTTCGCGGCGATGGGATACGGAAGCAGCGCGCGGGTCAGCGCATCACGGAGCTTGAGCCAGCCGGGGTGCTCGCGGATGTAGCGATCCTCGGCGAGCTCGGCGGACTGCTCGAGCCGAGCGCGCAACGCGAGGATCTGCGCTTCTGCGATCGCTAGCTTCGTACGCTCCGGGTTCGTCAACGCTGGGTGCGAGCGCTGCTTCGAGATCGTGTCGAGTAACACGATGCAGTGCTCCAGCGTGGACAAGCGACGCTGCCCAGTCACGGGCAGCACGTCGGGCAACTTCGTTCCGCTCGGCTCGAGGTCCCATGATTCAATCGGGATCCCGAACGAGTAATGCATCTTCGCGCGCGCATCCGCGTTCGGCTGGCGTTTGCCTGTCTTCCAGTCGTGGATCGAGCTGATCGTCCGGCACTGAATCTCTTGAGCGATCGCAGCGTACGAACCGGTGACGTGCAGGAACATTCGTTGACCTTCAGTGCGGACAACGATGCCGCTCGGGATGAACGGCGTAGGCCCCGCGAAGCGTGCGTCTTCCGTGCGCTGCTCCGCTGCGAAGCTGCGCGCTTCGAGCTGCGAACTAATCACGCGCTCCTTCGCTGCGGGCGTCGCTTTGTGCGGACGCTTCGCCATTTACGAGAGCACTTTCCGCGGCTGCTCCGGCGTCTTCCACGGGCTGAACGGACGCTCGGTCTGCGGTGTAAGCACAGCGGCCATGCGCGCTCCGTACAGGCGCGGAAACTTCCGCTCGAGGTTCCACGCTGCGGCTTTCCAGTCGCCTTTGATGGGGGCGACGGCTGCCATCGAGATGACGGCTTGATTGCGCAGTGCGTCTTCTGCGATCGCTTTCTCGACTTCGATCGCGAATGCTTCGTAACGTTCATCGCCTGCGTTGCCCGCTTCGATCCACGTCTCCAGAGTGTTCGCGTGGATGCCGGCGAGCTGCGCAGCGTGCGGCTTCAGCAGTCCACGCTTGAGCGCTTCGACAATCTTGCGATGAACCTCAGGGCTGTACTTCGGCCTGCGACTCGAACCAACACCACCCATATCAGCCTGCCTTTCGCTGCGGAGCGAGTTCGTTGCCGAAGCAGCGCCAGCCTGCGCGACGTCGCCGCGCGAAGAGCTCCGCGTATGGTCCGGCAGCGAGTCGCATCGTTATCCAATAGAACGCATCCGGCTTCGCGCTGTGTCGACCGACAGGCGCGAAGAAGATCGAACGCTGGTCGTGCACACGCACGCTCGCTCGTCCGCGCACTGCGATCAAACACGTCTCGTGCGCTGCGCGAGTGTAGCGTCCCATTCCGAAGTGCAGCGCTTTGCCGGTCGAGGTCTGCTTCACCCACACAAGCTCCGCTTTCACTTTGAAACCCCACGCTTCGACGACATCGAGCGCATCTTGCTGCATCGCAGCGACGCGCCAGAGAAAGAGCAGCGCTCCATCCGGATGCAGCGGCGGAAGCTCGAACGCGCAGATCTCCGCAGTTGTAAGACACGCGTAATGCTTCGCAGCTCCGCGTCCACGTCCGGGAAGCTTGTCCCCGAACTTCCATGGAGGATCTGCGACTAGTACGCGTGCAGGTTCGCTTGATCGAGGCTTGCTCATTTGTCGAGTCGCATTCGTTTGATTTTCGCGGGGAAAACGATCGAATCGGACGGTGCAGCTCCAGCGGGGTTCGCCATCCCCACCACTGTTGAGATGGGGCCTGCGCTCCATCGTTATGGCGCGCGCTCTAGTCGAGATGGGAACGAACCTACACGTGCGCTCGCAGTGCGCACTGCACTGGAGTCTCCGATGATCCAATAGAGAACAGTCGGTCCGTGTAGTCGAAGCACTTCGCACATGTACTGATGTGCCTTCGCTTCGTAGATGGGATCAAGTACGAACGTGTTCGCGACGCTGCGACGCAACTCGTGTCCGTACGGATAGCGACTGATAGCGTGATAGTCGTATCGCAGTCCGCATGCGACTGCATCGATCTCCGCTCTGCGGTCATATCCAGCGATCTGCACTAGGACGACGCGCTGCACTTGCGGGCAGTGCTTCTTCAGGCCGAGCAAGATCCCGGCCGCAGTTATACCCGCGCCCACGGGAACCACGACAGTAGTGACCTCAGCGGGCACGTTCCGCGCTTGCTCTGCAGTCGACCCGAGTATCGCATCCGGAGCGTCGCGTAGATTGATCCCGAACTTCACGTGAAAGCCGCCGCGATGGACGGCGCGCCAGCGCTCGATCTGCTTCGTGAACGCGCTCTCGTATGCAACGCGCGCGCTGCAATCGAGCGACGCATTGAAGCGCATCGCCGTCTTCAGCATCGGATGGCGCAGCGCGCGCGCTTCACTCGTCGCGCCCACGAAGATGACCGTACGCAGGCCATACTCGTGAGCGACGCGAGCGATGATCAACCCCTGGGGCGAGTGCACGCCCGTAGCAGTGAGCACGACGCCGCCGCGCCTGCGGATCTCCATCGCCTTCGGCTTGAGCAGCGCCATCGCTTGACGCACCTTGCCGCCCGAGAGCGGCACGTCGGCGAACGGCACGAAGAGATCATCGCGCTTGTACCAAGTGCCATCGTGCTGCTCGCATGGAGTGAGCGCGTCGACCGACGTGCAGACAATCATGGGTGCCTCACGACCCAGCGCGCGCAGAAGAGCGCGAGCACGAGCAGCACTGCAGCGATGATGCGATTGCGACGTCGCCCGCGGGCGAGCGGATCGTATGCAGGTCCGGACCCGTGCCCATCGATGTACGCATTGACCTCGTCCACGGTCGGGGTCACATGCGGAAGCGGATGCGAGCCGTGGCTGCGGCGACGCGAGTTACGCAACGGGCGCCCCATGATGAGACAGAGCACGTGCGCGAGGTCCCAGCCGACGCGCCACGCGGCGCGACTGCCGCGCAGCGGGTCCGCGTAGAGTTGCTCCACGCGAAGCAGACCAAACTGGTAGCGATCGGCCCATCCGTTGCGAAACGCTTGCGTGAGTGAGTCGCGCTTGATCATCGGTCTCTCCTTGTGCGGACGCATGCCCCAGCGAGACACGCGCCGCGGGCGGTTCACGACGCGTCAGGGTCACGCGAGCGCTCGGGCGGATGCCATCCGCCGACGTCCGCGCTTGCAGCGGCGACAGCGCGCCACCAGGGTTTAGCTTCCGTGACTTCGACGATGCGCCCGCGTAGCACGAGCATCGCGATGTAGGCGCGCTTGGGTCGTGTGAGCTGCGCGAAGTTCAGGCGCAGCGTGCCGGGCTGCCAGATCATTGGCCGCTCCATTGCGTGAGTAGGAGATAACCGAGCAGCACGAGCGCGAGCAGTAGGAGCACGCGCCGATCGGTCGCATCGGGTCGCGCTTGCTGCGCTTGCGTCACGTGCTCGATGGCACTGCGGATGCAGTCATCACAGAGGCAGTTATCATCGTGGCCGTGTAGGGTCATGTGGTGGGCTCTCGGAGGTTGGCGGGGTGGATTCATCTTCTGCGCGGCGGATGATGATGTCCAGGTGGCGAATCGCTTGGAGGAAGAGATCGTGCGCTCGCGAGCCGATCGCGTGTGCCATCCGATGCTCGCCCAGGGCGACGAGTGCAGCTGCAGCGCGCTCAAGTGCGAGATGTGCGGCAGCGTAAACGGACATCACCTCCCGGACGTGCGCGTCGGCGGAGTGACGTTCGTAAGCGCGGGTGAGTTGCTCGTAGTCAGTCGCTGGGCGGACGGGCTCATCCATTGTTCAGCGTCACCTCGTGCAAGTCGCACCATGTGCCGCGCGGGTCGAGACACGTGCACTTGAGACCGTCGGCACGTCGCCGCCTCATGCGCTGATAGCTTTCCTCGCATCCGTCGCAGCGGCACGTGGCCGCGTGGTAGATGCAGTGGGTCCAGTCACGATCGAAGATCTCGTTTTCGTCATCCATTGCGGCGCACCTTCGGGATCAGCACTGCGGCCACTGCGCTGGAGCGGATCGCCACTTGGCCCATAGCGATCGCAGCTGCAGCGTCGGGGCCGACGACGCTGCCCAGATTGACGGGACGATCAAGCGCGACGGTCGCGCGCGCACACGCTGCTTCGAGCGCGCGCGCTTGCTCGCGTGGAAGCGGTCGACGGCCGAACAACTGCCGCCGCCAGTCCGCAGCCGTCCACGTGAAGAAGCGCTCTGGCCGGCCGCACTGCACGCGCCAAGTGTCCCGCCAGAGGCGGACGATCTCCGATAGGCCGATCGCTGCGCGCAGTCGCTTGCGAGAGAACCCGCCGCCCGGAGCTTCGCAGACAATCGCCGCCGGGATGTCGAAGCGCTTCGCCATCGTGATGAGATCTTGGACTGCGCGATAGCGCGCCGCCGGCTCGTCCGCGTCGCACTGCGCGAAGTAATGCAGCCGCCCGCCGAGGTAGTACGCGAGGCCGCTGCATCGCGCTGCATCGATGACCAGCAGTGCGATCGCGGCTGGCCGCACGAGCGGCGGTCCGATCGGCGACGTCCTAGAGTGGATTACGATTGTATCTCTTTTGGTCACGCGCTCTCCGCTTTGACTAGTCGACAGCCAATGCAGGTCATGACCTGACCCACTGAGAGAGATCGGCGGTCGGGCTGGCTGGGTTCGACCCCGATGCAGCGCTCGGGTGTGAAGAGCAGGTCGGGCTCAGCTGTCTTGCGAGCGAGCCAGCGCGCAGTGGTGGGGTAGCTCACACGTTCGAGTTCTGCAGCGAGCGCGAACGTGGCCCACTCGGATGCATTGAACGTGGGCAGGCCCAGCGCCCGCGCGGAGCGATAGAAGTCGGCGCTGCTCGCGAACGCGAAGCGGATGCGCTCTGCAGCCCCGTGGACGGCCGGCAGACTCTCCGCGAGCAACAGCCACGGCGCGGGCAGATCGGGGAGCAGAAGAGCAGGGAAGCCGCTCACCTCGTGCACTGCGAGCTCCAGCGGCGCGAAGTACTCCAGTGGGTCGAGCGAACGTGAGCTCATGCGCTCACGTTCCGCGCCGTCATCCGCCGGGACGGGGGCCGGGACGGGGGGTGGGACGGGTGGCGGGACGGCGACTGCGGGCGCGAACCCCGGCAGCAGAGCGCGATCTGCGGTCCACTTTCGCGGCTTGCGCTTCATCCGGACCGCCCAATCCGTCCCACCCGTCCCAGCGCCGTCCCAGCGATGCAGCTTTTAGCTGCATCTGTTAGATAGATATAGTTAGGTTTATTCATATAGTTAGAAGAGAGAGAGAGAGAGAGCGCTAATCGCTGGGACGGGTGGGACGGGTGGGACGGGTTGGTTTTGCTCTCGTGTGCGCGCGCGCGGTTCACCGTGTGCCGACAAGTCACACCACCTGCATTGGCTAGATCTCCAATTCCAATTTTCATTTCTCGTATGGCGTGCATGAACCCCTGGCCCAGCCGTCCCACCCGTCCCACCGAAGCTAACTGTATGATTTTGGGTCGGATTCGCTGGGACGGGTGTCCTGGCCCACCCACGGGTCACCCGTCCCACCCTCCGCAAGCTGGAGCTGATACAGCCGCTCGCGCCTGCCGTTGACGCGGAGCCGCGTTTCAACGTCGTTCTTCTCTCGCTTGAGTCGCCCGAGGTCGACCAACTGGTCGCACACCGCTTTCGTCCACGGCAGACCACAGCGAGCGAGTTCTTCGCGGAGCTTGCGCGGCGCGAACGCGACGAGGCCCGTGTCTTCCAAGCGGTAGCCGTTCACGACTACGCCATCGTGCACGGCTGCCGTGCGCATGCCGTTTAGCTGCTTCGTGGTGATCGGGAACGTCCGCGGGTTGCTCATGACCCACTCGTTCAGCGCATCGACGACCCGCTCATGCATCGGGCGCACGCCGTTGGAGGTCTCGCAGCGCTTGCGGAAGATGTCGACGATGGTCTGGCTCGAGCCGAGGCCGAACTCGCTGCGCGCGCCCTGCGCTGCGAGCGCCATCACTGCGAAGCTCATCGCGGTTCGAGCGAGCGTAGAGTTGCCGCCCGCAATGGCGCGCAGCTCTGCGAGCAGCGTTCGATAGTCCGCGCGCCACTCCGCGCGGTCGTCTTCGTTGCCTTCCGTGAGCGCGCGCAGCCAGAGCTCGCCGACTGCGCCCGCATTGTCGGCGCATGCGTCGCGCAGGTCGTCGACGCCCGCAGCATCGAGCGTGCCGAAGCCCGTGATAGGCACACTGATGACGCGCACCTGCTGCCCGCCCATGGCGTCTTCGCTCGCGAGTTCGACCTCGCCTGTGGACAAGACCACGGTCCGCCACTGCGCTGTCGGGCGCATGTGCAGCTCTTTGGTGCCGCGCGGGCGGCCCTCGCCGTTCACGAGCATGTAGACCGCTCGGGCCATGAACTCGGGGTCGACCGTGCCCGACTCATCGAAGCAGAGCGGGAGATCGCAGTAGAACTGGGCGCGGAGCTCGGTCGCAGTGAGCGTGCCAAGCCACGGAGCGACCCACTGCTGGTTGCGCGGGTCGCCGTAGATGCTCGCAGCGATCCGCAGCATCGAAGTCTTCCCGCGTGAAGTGTCGCCGCACAGATGAAGCGCGAAGTTCGCCGCACCGAGCGCCTTGAGCAGCGGAGCAGCGAGCGCGCCCGCTATCATGAGCGCGCAGTCGTCGCTCGCTTCCCATGCGCGCTTGAGCGCTGCGAGATGGTCCGCGAGCCGCGCACCCTCGCGCATGCCCAGCGCTGCGAACGCGCGCTCGTGCGTGTCGGAGCGGTGGATAACATCTGAACAACTCTCGAAGCGCAGATCGCTGCCGCACACGAAGTGCCACTCGCCGTTCAGTTCGAACCAGCCCGCGCGCTCTGCGAGCCATTCGAGCTTGAGCGCGCTCGCGTTGAATGCTTCGAACTCATCAAGCCACTCGGTCAGCTTGCCGTTGTTCAGCATGGTTACCCGCGCGCCCTGCAAGCGCAGAGCGTCTGAGAGCGTGCGGTTGCCGGTCTTGTCGCGTGTCAGGATGCAGTTGCGCCACGTGCCGTCCGGGTCTCTGAATGTCACCTCGGCCGACTGGTCGCGTGTCTCGAGGTCCATGAAGCGACGCGTGATGACGATGCAGCTAGGGAAGTACGGCACTTCTTCCTCCGCCCAGCCGTCGTCGCCCTTGACCATCTCGACCTTGCAGAGCGCGTTGCGATTGAACGAGTACCCGTCCGGCACGAGCAGCGCGGGTCGCAGCGGGCACGACTTGTCGAAGCAGTCGCGCACTCGCAGCGAGGCCTGCTTCGGTTCGGTCGCTTCGATCGGGCCCGCGCTCGCGATGAGAGCGCGCACAGCGTCGGGGCCGTGGGCGGCGAGATAGTCATCGAGCCCTTTCGCGTTCATGTCCGGCGGGCAGCAGAAGAGCACTTCGCGCGCGCCCGCTGCGAGCAGCGCGCCGGCGAGGCGCTGCGCTGCACTCATCACTTGCGGCTTGTCGCGTGCGTCGGCGTCGAAGCAGATGATGTGCCTGCGCCCAGCGATCGCGCAGTGCTTCACGGCCATCGCGTGCAGCTTCGTGCCTTCGTGCGCGGCCTTCGCGGGCTTGTCGTGCCAGTTGTCGACGCCCGTTAGGCCGAGCGGAACGAAGCCGCACTGCTCCGCTGCGAGCGCCTTCTTCTCACCCTCGACCCACACGAGCGGCCGCTCGAGGTTCATGTACCCGCCGTCACGCGATGCGCGCGGCGTGAAGTACACGAAGATGCCCGTGTCGGCGGGCTGCTCGTATTTGATCTTGTCGAACTTGTCGCCGCGCTTGCGCAGTCGTGGCGCTTGGGGCTTGAAGCGGAACCCGTACGGGTGCAGCGCGCCGGGCTCGAACATCGGGAAGACGATCGCAGCTTCGCCGGAGAAGCCCTTCCATCCGAGCATTTTCGCGATGTACTTGTGATGGCGCACGATCGTGATCCGCGCTTCATTGAGCAGCGCGACCTCGAGCGCGGACGCCACGGTCAAGTCATCGAATAGCGGATCAGGTTTGCCGACTCCCATCCGCTCGAGCGGACGCGGAGGCTGCCACGGCTGCGAGAGATCTTGCGTGTCCCATGGGATCAAGTCTTCTTCACGCACGAGCGAGCCCCCGAGGTTCAGGATTGCGGTTGTTTCTTCGTGCGTGACCTCTTCGCCTTCTTCTCCGTCTCCATCTCCGGCAGCGCGAGCTGGCGGTCCGCCGCCGTTAGCGGCCTCGATTCGAGTTCTTCCCGCGTGTCATCGCGTAGGAGAATCACGAGTTCGGCCTTCGTGTTCACTTCCCAGTGACAGCGCACGGTTCGTGACTCCGTGCGCGACTCGATGACGTGCGCGAGCTTCGAGCGCTCGGCGACGTGCTCTGCGATCTTCGCGTTCAGCGCTTTTCGTTCGAGCTTGAGTTCATCGATCTGCAGCTCTTCCTCGGCCATCTTCGCGCCGCGGTCGATCACCTCTTCATCGTTCAGCTTCACGGGGCACAGTCGTTCGATCAGTTCGGCGGTCATGCTTCGTTCTCCTTCGCGTGGCGGTTGGGGGGGGGGTTCAGCAGAGACGCGACAACTCGAACGCGCAGCGCGAGAGCGCGCGCGGATGTTCGGACCCTGGGGCGGCAGAGCGCTCTTACGCGGTCGCAGCGGGTCCGAAGTGCAGCTTGGTCTTACGCTTCAAGCGTTTGTTGCGAAGCGCTTGAAGGCGCTTGAGCGTGCGACGGTCGGGCGCGCGCAGCTCTTCGATCGTGCACGCGTTCGAAGTGATGCGACGCAAGCGCTTCGCCATCTCGGGGCCGGGCGTCTTCTTTCCCTTCGCATAGAGGAAGACGAGGCCGTAGGGCAGTCCGGCCGCGCATGCGAAGCGCGAGATGTTCCCGCCGTAAGCGTGTTCAATCCATTCGAGCAGCGTCATGGCAGCCGGGGATACACCCGGGCGCGAGTGTCCTGCAAGACAATCCCAGTGGCGCGTCGGACACTGCGCGCTCTCGTGTAGCCAGGAAACACCCTATCCCTAGGGTTGATTGCGCACCTGATGCGCGCAGCGCCTACTGCTCAAAGGTACTCAGAAGATGCTAAATGTGCCATCGATGGGATATATCCCGGTTGCAAAGCGAACCTCCGATGCGTTCAATGAGGCTCATATGACGAAAGCAGCGCCGTCGAATCTGAACATCGCCAACCCGCTCGCGGAGAAGGAGCGACACAACCGCATCCACGCATGCATGCTTGCTCGCGGGTATACGCACGCAACATTCGCGAAGACACTCGGGGTGCACTGGACGAGCCTCAAGCGATGGCTCAGCGGCGAGCAAGACATCGGGCTCGAGCCGCTCGTGAAGATTGCGAAGCTCACGGGCTTCACGCTCGACCAACTCGTGTTCGGGCTGGACGCTGCAGCGCCCGCGCCTGTGAACGGCAAGTCGAACGGCATGAGCCTCAGCACGGAAGAGCAGCGCGCGTATCTCGACCGTCAACTCATCCCGAACAAGGTCCGCGGGGCGCTCACCCGCGCGCTTGATCGGAAGGAGCTTGCTCTCTTCGCGGTGAACGAAGACCTAATGGCCGAGTTCTGCGCGGAGTACGCCATGCATCTTGGCGAGGGCGATAGCGTGGCGTTCGAGATGTCTCTCGCTCGGGTGCTTGGGTCGGATGAATCGCACGCGAGCAACGGGAAGGGGCAGAGCACGCGCAAGCGCAAGTGATGGCGTCGTGTCGCAGAGCTCCGCGAACGGCACATAAGAGCCGTCGCCGAGCATGAGCACTTCGAGTCGAAGCTCAAGCTCCGCGAGCGCTTCGCTGGGTATGTCTTTGAGCGAGATGCCGAAGCGGTCGTGCAAGAGGATATGAATCGCTCCGCGGATGGCTGCGCGATTGCGTTGCGGGTAGCTATCGCGTGCGTCGAAGCGCAGCGACCAGCGATGCTCATCATCTTCCGCGTCGCGGTTCTCGTGCAGCCCCGGCTTCATCCCTGCCCGCGAGACGCAGATGACACGCGAGCAGTGCAGCCGGATGAAATCCCAGCCATTCACGGGCAAGCGCTTGGTCTGTAGTAGCGGCTCGAAGATCCCATACAAGCTCTCTGCGGTGTGCATGTCGCCGTGGCCCTCCCGTGTATGTCGGCGCAGTAAACCAGATCGTGCGCCGGACGGAAGGGCCTAAACGCTGCGACGTTCTGTACCACGTTCGATCTGGGGTTACATGCCGGGGCGGGTGAGACACGCACGCCAGCCAACACGCGCAGCGCATGGCCGGATATACCCACGCGACGCCAGTCTGTGCGCGCAAGACACTAAAAGTTCTCTTTTGGGATGAAGAGCTATTGACCGCGGGCTGTCCTGCAGGCGAGAGATCGCCACCTCAGCGAACGCAACCGCCAACGTGCGATCGCGAAGGGGCACACATGACAGCGTGGAACAATCGCGCATTCGGTTCGCTCGCGCAGCCCGTGCACAAGTCGCAGCTGAACCAACTCACGGGGCCGTACGGATGTCCGAAACGCTTCTGGTACGAACAGAACGCGCTTTGGAATACGACTGCTGAAGAAGCAGCGGAGCGCGTTGTCTACGCGAGCGCAGCGACAGGCACTGCAGTGCACGAGACGATTTATCGTGCGCTGAAGTTGGAGCCGTCCCGCAAGTTCATCCTGGGCGGCGGGCGGCTGTCGCGAGACAACGTCACACGCGTTTACATGGATGAGCTGCAGCGTGAACTCGGCGGGCGCACCGTCGACTGGCGCGGCGAAGACCCCGACGAGGTCAACGCTGACCGCGTTGCGATGATCCTCGGGCTGCTCGCTGACCTCCCGAACTATGTCGCGTCCATCGAGCTGGTCGAAGGCGCGTTCATCTCGCAGATCGACGGCTACTGGATTGCTGGGCACTGCGATCTCGTCTATCGGCCGCGCAGCAATCCGCAAGCGCTCGCGTTCGCAGACTGGAAAACAGGCGGCCAGAAGCCGGACCAGATCACGCTCGACCACGGCTGGGAAGCGGGCTTCTATGCTGCAGCGTTGCACTCGGGTTTGTTCATCGAGCGCGAGCAGTGCGTGCTCACGAAGTGCGACGCAGGCTGGCGCGCGCAGTGCTTTGGCTACGAACTCATCCACGCTTCACGCTTCCGCGCGGAGCGCGAGTGCCTCGAGCTTGCGCTGTGCAGCGTCGCCAACGGAAGCAGCGGGCCGCTCGTGCATCGCTTCGACCAGTTCCCGGATGAGATCTTCACCGTGCAGCTCGCCGACTACGTTCCGTATACGAAGAGCGGCACGAAGAAGCCCACGCGGCCGGAAGACGTCGCGTACTACGCAACGATGGCCGACACGCCGGAGCGGCCACGCTACACGAGCGGCGGGGCCGTGAAGTATTACGCCGATGAACCGCGCGGCCCCGCGTGGCTGCCCGTGCGTGTCGCAGCGCATGACTTGCCGCGCCTCGGCTCGCGCCTGCGCAAGGTCATCGGGATGGTCCGGATGGGCCAGTTCATCGACCTCGTCGCCGAGCACTGCAAGCGCTGCCCGTTCGCGCAGCCGTGTCTGAACAGTGGTTACGAACCGCGCGGAGCGGAGCAGTTGCGCATACGCGAAGTGCTGCGCGTGCTGCCGAGAGACGCGATCGCCGCAGCTGAAGAACTCGGCGACTGAAGTCACCCCCATAAGAGTTCGCGCGCTCGGGCACTGGGGCTCCGAGCGGCGCTGACCCGCGCGCGGCGCTGCACCCGGCGTGCGCGCGCGGCCTTCCTTTACCCGTTGTCCCGAAAGAGAACCCGACCAAATGGCCACGAAGAAACCGACAGAGACAGAGCAGACATCGACCTCGAGCGCGCTCGTGCGATCGCTTGAAGAGCAGACTGCGGAGCTCGCGAGCGCGGGCGTGTTCGACCAGATCCCGGACGGCATCGAGGTCGACCCCGATGACATTCGGATCCCTCGGCGCTTGCTGAACCAGGGCGGCGAAGCAGTCGACGGCGACGGCGCCCCCGTGCGCGATGACTTCTATTACGACAAGCTCGCGCAGAAGCAGTACCCGACCATCCGCTGTGTCTTCCTCGCGGAGAAGAAAATCCGCATCTACTCGAACTTCGATAAGCAGGAGGTGATCTGCCGCTCCAGCGATCGCATCACTGGCATGTGGCAAGCGACGCAAACGAAGCGGCCGTGCAAGGGCTGCGAGTTCGCTCGATGGACGACCATCGAAGGCAAGCGGAAGCTTCCCTGCGATGAGATCTATCGGATGTATGCGAAGGACCTCGAGACGGGCGAGCTCTTCACGACCACGTACAAGCGCACATCGCTCGATGTGCTTCGCGGCTATCAGCAGCGCTTCCACATCGCGCAGCTTCGCCGCAACGGAATCGCATCGAACTTGCCGCTCTGCACATTCGAAGTGCAGCTCGGCGCTGCGATCGTAACGCGCTCGAAGACGAGCAGCTATGCAGTGCCGACCATCACGCGCACAGCGGTCGTGTCAGTCGATCGCATTCGCGACTACGCCGCGGAAGCGGACGTGCTTACGCGGACGATCTTGCCGCTCATGAACCAGTTTGAAGCCGAGGAAGCTCCGCGCGAAGACGATGGGCAACCCTCGTCGGGCTTCACCCCGAGCGGCGCACCAGCACGGGAGATCTAGCCATGACGCAGCCAAGCGAAAAGCTCAGCGGCGAGATCTCCCGATGGAAGGACGAACCCGCCGCCGACAGCGGCTGGCACATCGCTTGGCTGCGCATTGCGGACGGGCGCGAAGTGAAGCTGCAGGGCTATCACTTGCCCCGTCCCGGCGTCGGCGTCGTGCTCGAAGGTCGCTTCACTGTGCACGCCCGCTGGGGCGAGCAGTTCGATGTGAGCGACTACGAATGCTGCTGCCCCGCTTCGATGCATGGGCTCGTGACGTATCTGCGCGATGCAGTCGAGGGGGTCGGCGAGGTCACGGCGCAGCGCCTCGCGCAGCACTTCGCGCAAGACGTGCAAGCGTTCTGGCACACGATCCTTCACGAGCACGAGCAGCTATGCGAAGCGGGCATTAGCGCGGAGCTCGCGCAGCGCATCCACGATGTAGTGGATGAAGACGCCGACGGGGCCGGCCATCGCGCAGCGCTGCGCGGCTGGGGGCTGACGCCGCTGCAGATCAAGCGCTGCAAAGAAGAGTGGACGACGCTGCCGGAAGCGCTCGAGGCAATCCGCTGCGACCCATACGAACTCGCGTATCGCATCGAGCGGATCGGCTTCAAGACCGCGGACGAGATCCGCGCCAAGATGGGCATCCCGAACGACCACCCGTGCAGGGTCGAAGCGCTCGTGCTCTTCACGCTCAAGGAAGCAGCGGAGAACGAAGGCCACATGTACGGCGAGCGCGAACTGCTCGAATGGATCTGCGGCGAACACAAGCTCGACTACGTCTCGCAGCTCAAGCCTGCGCTGGACGCACTCATCGAGCGCAAGCGCGTCGTGCTCGATGAACAGAAGTATGTGTATCTGACTGCACTGCACAGCGCAGAGACGACCATCGCGAGTTACGCGATGGAGCATCACCCGACGCCGGAAGATGACGATGTGCCGTTCGAGATGTCGACTTCGGACGGGGGCTGCCCGCAGTGCAGGAACTACCACTGGCGGATGGAGATGTATTCCGAGGAATTCGAACTCGATTGCAGCCAGACGCTTGCAGCGCAGCGCATGATAAGCGAGCGCACGCGCATCGCGATAACGACAGGCGGCCCCGGCACGGGCAAGACGAGCGTGCTCCGCGCTGCGCTCGATGCGCTCGATGAAGTCGGGGCGAGCTATGTCCTAGCTGCGCCCACGGGCAAAGCTGCGAAGCGGATGAGCAAGGCGACGAGCCGTGATGCTGTCACGCTTCACTCGCTCTTCAAGATCCGACCGTCCGACGCATGGTTCTACGGCACTGGGGTCTCGGAAGGGCCGCGCACCGAGGCGCGTTTCGTCTTCATCGATGAAGCTTCGATGATCGACGCGATGCTCATGGCGCAGGTGATCAAGCGGCTCGGGCATGCGCGCTTGCGTTTGATCGGAGACGTGAATCAGCTGCCGCCGGTCGGAGCGGGCCAGCCGTTCAGCGACCTCATCAAGAGCGGACACATCCCTGTTACGCGACTCACGCAACTGCATCGCTCTGCGGCTGACTCATGGATCGCAGTGAATGCGCCAGTCATTCTGGCCGGCCACATGCCCGCGCTCGCATTCAAGCCGCGAGAGCGCGCGCCGGGCGAGCCGCCTCCGCCGGAGCAGGAGGAAGACTTCATGCTCATCGAATGCCGCAACGCGTCCGCCATTCCCGGCGCGCTGCGCGATCTCTTCGTGCGCGATGAGACATCGTGGATCACCAAGGTCAGCGTCGCAGCGCTGAGCCCGCAGCACAAAGGCCCAGCGGGCGTCATCGCCCTCAACGCTGTTCTTCACGACACGCTCAACCCAATCAATCCGGAAGCGCCCGCGCGGGTCGAGATCTCCGCACACGCGGAGCTGCGCCTGCGGTCGAAAGTGATGATCAGGCACAACGATTCATCCCGCGGCCTGGTCAACGGCGACACGGGCCGCGTCGTCCACATCGAAACGAATGACAAAGACGAGGTTACGGAGTTGTTCGTGGGCGAGATCGACGGCGACAACGAGCGCAAGGTGCATAGCTACAGCGTCCTGCAAGCGAAGAAAGATCTGGAGCTCGCTTACTGCTTCACTGTGCACAAAGCGCAGGGCAGTGAATACGACTGGGTCATCGTTGTCTGCCATCACTCGCATCACATGACCACTCGGCGGTTGTTCTACACAGCGGTCACGCGTGCCAAGAAAGGCGTGATCCTCATCGGAACAACTGACGCTGTGCGTCAAGCGATCGCGAACACAGCGGACAAGCAACGCTTCACGCGCCTCGTCGACCGCATGAACGTGAAGCAGCTCGAACTCGAACTCGCCACGGAGGCCGCACATGGAAGGCTGCATTGACGTCAACGCGCTGTCAGTCGCGACGCTCCGGCAGTTGTTATCGGAAGCGGAAACGCGAGAGCGTCACGACCTCGAGCGAACGCGCACAGAACTCGAACGCGAGCGCGTGAAGATGCAGACAGAGCACGGCCAGGCCGACCCCGCTGCGGGTCTGCCCGTGCACTTGCGCTCGATCGCGCGCGCGCTTCCGCCTGTGCTGACAGCGCGACAAGTTCGTAACGTGCTGAAGGTGAGCGCGAAGACGCTCCGTAAATGGATCGAAGACGGCAAGCTGACAGCGAGCCAGCACGGCGACCACGGCCGGCTACTCATCACACGAGACGCAGTCTTACAGCTACTCGGATCGGAGAACGGACGATGACCCCATCACTGCCATATGAGAACGCTTCGAGCGGGCAGCGCGCGCTCGCGGAAATCGAGCGCGTGCTGCATCGCTTTGGCTGTCAGTCCTTCGGCTCGCAGCAAGACTTCGAGCGCGCCGCCATCATTGTGCAGTTCAAGCATCGTGACCGACTCGTGCATGTGGAAGCCAGCATGAAGGGATACGCGGCCGCGTGGCTGCGCACGCACCCGTGGTCTAATCGGATGCGTCACACGAAGGTCGAGCACGAGCGCGAAGCGCTGCGCGTCGCATCGATGGCTGTCTACAGCATCTTGCGCGACTGGATAAAGGGTCAGATCACCGCGGTCGAGATGGGCATCGTGACGTTCGAAGGCGCGTTCTTAGGTCAGATCCTACTCGCGAGCGGCGAGACTGTGCTCTCGCACATGGAGAAGCAGAAGATGTTACCGGCTGGGGCAAGTGACTGACATCGTGGTGCAGCGCGTTGCGGATCTGATTCGCCTCGCGGTCGACGCCGGTGCGGCAGACTCCGAGGCGCGCAACGCTGCGCTCATCGCGTGCAGGCTTATCGCCAAACACAATCTCTCGGTCTCTGCACCCACCCGTTACCGGCCGCCTCCGCCTCCGCCTCCGCCTCCGCCTCCGCCGCCACGTCCTTCGCCGCCGCCGCCTCCGCCTCCGCCGCCGCCTCCGCCTCCGCCTGTGGATGAGCTGCGCGCCATCCGCTCGAAGTTCGCAACGCGCTGCAAGCATTGCATGGGGCGCGTGCACATCGGAGATGTCGTCTGGTGGCGACCAGGTCACGGCGTCATGCACAAGCGCTGCCGCCCATTTAGCGACGACATCTGAAACGTTTACACATGTAAGAAAGGTGAAAACACATGACCCAGCCCATCGACCTCATCGAGCAGAGCGCAGTGAGCGTGCTCGTGTCCATCGAGTCACCGCTGCGCGGGCGCGTGCCATCATGGGTGCGCTCGCGCTGGCTCGCTGCACTATTCGAGCGCTTCGATCGCTGGCGCAATTTGAAGTACGCGCTCGCGTGCGTGCGCGACTCGCTCTCGCGTGGCGAGTTCCCGTATGCGAGTCACGTCTTCTTCGACCGGCGCGGGCTGCTCGATGACGCGGATCCTAACCAGCGCTGCTCCGGGATGACGGCCGGCCTCGCGTGGTCGACGCAAGCGACCGTGTTCGCGTTCTACATCGACCGCGGGTTCTCTTCCGGCATGAGCGCTGCACATCTTGCGGCCGTGAAGGCGGGCGCGCGCATCGAGGTCCGGAGACTCCGCGGACGGCGTAAGATGCGAGACAACAACGCTCTCGACCTGAAGGAGATACGGCAGAATGGACATCCCAACCCCGACAGCCCCGAACCCGACTGACGTTTGCGAGTCATGCGGACACGCGTACTCCTGGCACAAAAGGAATAACGGCGGGCACTGCATGGTGCCGTGGAAGGAACTTGTGCCGCCGCAGCCCCCGCCGGGGTCGCCGCCCGCGTGCTTCTGCGCTGTGTTCAAAGCTCCGCTTGTCGTGATGAACGACTTGCCGCGCGAACCGCCGGACGTCATCGACAACGCACTACCGCCGGAAGGAGAGGCGCCGCCCGCGCGCGAAGCGCTGCGAGAGCTTCCGGAGCTCGCAGCTCCCGCTGCACCCGCAGCTCCGGAGCACGCTCCGCCCGCAGCTCCGGACCCGCCACACGAGCGCGAGCACGAGCACGAGCACGCGAAGAAGAAGCGCTGGCGCTAGTTCCTCTGCGCAGCAAAGCAGAACGCCCCCGCGTGGATTAGTTCCACGCGGGGGCGTTGTCGTTCAGGAGAACGGAGAACGGAAGACAGAGACGAGTGCGGAGCTTAGCGCTTGCGTGCGCCCGGACGCCACTCATAGCGTGCGATGACTTCGCGGATTAGTTCCGCGCATTGCATCGCCGCTTCGAGAGTCGCAGCGCGCTTGCGCTTGATGGGCATCCCGTGGTCGAAGTAGTAGCGCTCTGCAACGCGGATGGAGTGACCCAAGCGAGCAGCGCGCGCAGCGACTCCGATGTCGAGCGCATCTTGAAACGTCGCGCATGTCGAGCGCAGCGTCTTGATCGACACGTCCTCCGGACATCCTGCGATGTCGTTCTTCTCTCCGATGCGCAGCGCGCGAAGTCGCGTCCACGCGTACCCGAGACCCTTCTGGCCGATGGGAAAGAGCTTGTCCGAAGTCTCGCGGCCTTCGCACATGCGTGCGAGCAGTTCGCGCAGCTGCACGCTGTAGTCGTCGATCTCGATTGCTCGAGGTCCAGTCTTCGAGATGCGCAGCTTGATCAAGTTGCGCGTCTCTCCTTCGATCTTGACCCCGAGTGCGATGTCACCCACCAGAAGCGAGCGCTGCTCCGAGCGTCGCATCCCTGCGAGGATCCCTATTACGACCCACGGGGCCATCTGTACGGAGTTCGCGCGCAGCGGTTCCGCGTCCAGCTTGAGCGCTGCTTCGATGAGCGCGGCGATCTCTGCGAGCGTGAGCGCGCGCGCGTCGAAGTCTTCTCCATCCGGGATCTCAACGCGCTTGAGCGCTGCGCGAACTTGATCCCGCGTGATGTTCTTCAGCATCCCGCTATCCGACAGCGCGAACAGAAAAGCGCGCACGTCTTTCATGTACTGGTTGACGGTCGACGCTTTGCACTTCCCGTCGCTCGTCTGGTTCGGCGCTTGGTCCAAGTGCACGCGATACTTCGCGAGCGTCGCTTGCGTGATGTCTTCGACGTACGCGAGCGCGTTCGCTTTGGCCCACGCTTCGAAGCGCGCAAGATTGCGTCGCACGTTGTCTTGCGTGTTGTCAGTCTTGCGATGCTTGCTCGCGTTGTATTCCGCGAGCGCTTCCGAGAGGAAGATCTGTCCGGGGATCAGCGCTTGTCCTGGACGCAATCCCAAACGCGAGCGCATCGTCTCGAACGCTAGCAGTGCGTACTCTTCGCGCTTCTCTGCGCTGCTTCCGTACTCGTCCGGGATAGCTCCGCTCCAGTCCTTTGCGTGCGCTGCGAACTCTCCTTCGATGCGCAGTCTGTAGCGATGTCCGGGAAGCGGACGATGCGTCCTAGCGTCCAGCTTGGGAGGGATGACGACCACCCCCGGGTGCGGAGAGCGTCCGCGCTCGAAGCGCTTAGCGCTGCGCTTGAGCTTCTTCGTATCAGAGAGAGCGTGCAGGGATCCGTCCATAGTCAGTTTCCGTTTCCTTTTGTTGATGTGTTCCGTGTCTTACAGATACGTTCAGCGTCTTCGCGAGAGCGCGCGCTAACGGAGCGTCGCGTCTCCGTGTCGAAAGCAAAGTAGCTGGACGCGTCCGCGTCCGAGCGTCCGGGGACGCACATCACAATCCATTGCTTTTTTGCGTGCGCGGAGATCATCGCATCGAGCGCGATGCATTCAGCGTGTGTAAGTTCGCGTCCGATGGGACGCACGTCGCGATCGCTGCGCACTAGACGCTGCTCCGCTGCTTCCCATTCCGCGGAGCAGCAATCGAACGCTTCGCGCATCGTCTTGTGTTCGTGTCCGCAGCTTCCGCTGCGCGCTCCGCGTGTCGTCCAGAGAGTGCGTGTCATACGTTCTCCTTCGAGACGAGTTCGCAGCGCTCCCCGAACAGACAGCGATCGCAGCGTCCGCAAGCGCGTGCAACGTGCGGGAACGAGACAACGCGATTCATCCCTGCGAGCGTGACTTTCGTCTCGCTCAACGCGAGTTCGATGTCGACGACATCATCCGCAGTCAGGCCGACAGCGCGAGAGAGCATCGCAGTAAGCGCGCTCGTGACTTCGCTCAAGCTCCCATCGATCGCGAGAGTTCCGTTTGCGAACGTGCGCATCGTGATGCGAGTCACGTTGACGGGAAGCTCGCTCGCGTTGTGCGCTTCGATCATCCGGATAAGTGCGTGGGTGTGTGTCGACATCTGTGCTTCTTCCTTCGTTCTTCCGAGCAGCGTCTCGTGTGCTGCTCTCTCCATTTAGTATGATGGAGCATTTACAGAACGTCAACCTACAGGACTGCGTCCAGCGCACTCATAGGAGAGAAATCGTCTCCTGCGAGAGCGAACTTATGGGATACTTTGACGCTTTCCAGCCTTCCCAGGCTCGCCGAACCATGCGACACCACACGAGACGGGAACATAAAACATCCTGTGGGATACTACAGTTCCCCTACTCCCTACTTCACGATGGAGCATGCGCTCGTTCAGAATGCGCTTGTTTTCGTGCGTAGCGTGATAGCGCTGTAGCTACAGCGTCACTAGTCTATGGACTGACTAGCGGGACACTCTCCGCGAGCGCGAGCGGATGCGCTTGGGATTAGTGCGCTGCGAGTTCCAGCGGCAAGAACATCCCCCGCCCGGTGGCGACGCTGCAGCGTGACCGAGGCCACAGCCGCAAACGTTGCGAGTTCCACCAGTCAGCGGGGGACCGCCTACTCTTACCCGCGCAGCAAGCGCTGCACAATCGACTGCGCGCGCGCACTGCGGCACGCTTGCGCGATGAAAGCATCCGCCAAGAAACTGGACAAAGAGCGCGCTCGTCCGCGCGCAGTGAAGTCATCCGCGAAGCAGAGCGCGAAGCAGAGCGCGAAGCAGAGCGAGCCAGCGGCCGAGTGGGTCGCGCTCTCGCGCTTGAGACTCTGGCCGGACAATCCACGCGACAACGATGGCGAGCCGGTCGAGCGCGTCATGAGATCGATCAAGCGCTTTGGCTGGGGCGCGCCGATCCTCGCACGCAAAGCGGACGGCGAGATCATCGCAGGACACGCACGCTTCAAAGCAGCGCAAGCGATGGAGCTCGAACGCGTGCCCGTGCGCTATCTCGACATCTCGAAGCGCGAAGCGCACCTGCTCGCGCTCGCAGACAATCGCATCGCAGAGCTCACCCAGTGGTCAGAAGCGCTGGGCGCTGTGCTCGCAGACTTCAAGCTCGAAGAGCTCGAACTCGCAGGCTGGAGCGACGCGGACCTCAACAAGTTCGGCACACTGTTCGGAGAGCAAGACGCCACCGAGCTCGGCGAGGAAGCTGCGAGCGCGGATGAAGCGCGCTTCGACGTGTTCGACCTCGAGACGGTCGCGCTCACGCAAGCGCGCTGTCTGCTCGGAATGAGTTACAGCGACTTCGCTTTGAGCGTGGGCGACGTGATGGTCGAGTTGAACCGCTGCGCCGCCGGCGGGCGCCCGCGCATCGGGATTGCCGATCGGTGGTTCCCGCACCGCTACGATGTGAAGGCCGGCAAGTCTCCGATGACTCCGAACGAGTCACTTGCAAGCGCAGAGGCCATCGCAGGTGCAGCGCGTGTCTCCGCGGAGCAAGGCCAGCATCCGCTTCGCGCTGCCCTGCTTTCCGTTCTACTCATCTATCGCGGCCGACAGTGCGCGCGGCAGTTCCCGATCGATGTCGCTCGCGACATCTTCCGAGAGTATTCCGTCGAACACGCCCGCGTGCTCGACCCGTGCGCTGGGTGGGGCGGGCGCTTGCTCGGCTGGCTCTGCTCGCTTCACGACGGCCATTACTTCGGCGTGGACGCATCCGCGCAGACATGCGCGAGCTTCGCGCGGATGATCGGCGACCTGAACATCGAGCGCGCAACGATCCGGCACAGCGCGTTCGAAGACGTGAAGCTTGAGCCAGCGTCATTCGACTTCGCGTTCACGTCGCCGCCGTACTTCGACGTCGAACAGTATTCCGACGACAGCGAGCAGAGCTGCATCCGTTACAAGACGTACGAAGAGTGGCGCGACAACTTCCTCGCGTCGCTCATCTGCAAGACGCTCGAAGCGCTCAAGCCCGGCTGCGCGTTCGTGCTGAACGTATCGGACGCAGGGAAGCACGCGATCGCAGACGATGCAGTTCGCATCGCGCAGAGCGCGAACGCACTCATTGAATCCCGCGGCAAGGTCGACGTGGGCGGCTCGAGCAAAGGCCAGATGAACTCCGCTGGCATCTCGGAGGATCTGCTCGTGCTCCGGAAGCAGTGAGCTAGCTCACGCTCGGGTATAACCTGCACGGGACGCTTGCGTGAAAGATACTTTTGGGGTCTTGTGCGCACTTCATGGGTACACGACGCAAGGGGCGGCTAGACACGATCTACCTCAATCGCATACGGAAGGAGCGCTGGGCGCCACGCGGGCCAGCGCTGCTCGCCTACGATCGGAAGATGCGCCTGATAGGCATGGACACGTGGCGGGATCTCTTCGAAGACGCCGACGCGCGCTTGATCGCGCAGTCCACGGTCGGCCCGTGGTCCGTGTCCACGATCTGGCTCGGCATCGATCGACGCTACGGGATGAACAGCGGCCCGCCGCTCGTCTTCGAGACGCTCGTCTTCGATGGAAACAGCGTTGCAATAATCGATGGCTGGCGACTCGAATGGCGATGGAGCTATGAGCGCGAAGCGCGCATCGGCCATCGCGACGTAGCAAGCTTTGCGCGCGCTGTGCTCATCAAGCGCGGCGACATCCCAGAAGACACAACCGCCAACAAGGAAGAGAACACATGGCCAGGAGAGCGAAGAAGGCAGCATTCGTAATGAGACACAGCGACAAGTCGCCAGCGGAGATCATCACGGAGGCTACGAAGCAAGGAATCTCGCTCTCGAGGTCGTACATCGGCAAGGTGCGCGCGCAGCAACCGCCGCGCACGCTCATTGTTCGCACTGTCAGACGTGCGGCGCAGCCGTCGCAGGCCGAGCATCCGGCGCGCGCGGAGTTCAGCCAACTCGTGTGGCGCCTCGGCACAGTGCGTGTGCGCGAGTGGCTCGCTGCGCTCGACCGGGAAACGAGCCGCGACGATGACAACGTATAGAGGCTACGGGCGCGGGCGCGATCTCGACACGATGATCTCTGCAGCGCGTCAGTGGTTCGCGGAGCATCGTGGCGGACAAGTTCCCAAGATGCAGTGGCTCGACCAAGCAGGCGTGCAGATCATCGGCTCGCTGACCCAATACGTCGAAACGGTTGCGTGCAACGCTGCGGGCAGCGTGTTCTTGAAAGCGCTTGATAGCAGCGTGGACGGCCGCGCGACCGTCATCATGGCGCAAGTGGCACACTACGAAGCGACACACGGCCCATCCGGAGGCGAGCTATGAAACTGCGACAGCTACTCGAACACGCGCTCGGCATCCCGCAAGACGTGCCCATTCACGTGTGCGGGCTGTACATCTCTCCGCGCTGCGGGTTCTGCGGGCAGCACTTCGGCCCGTCCGAACTCGTGATGGTCAGCATGTCGGAAGGCTGCGGCTATCACCTGCAGTGCCAAGCGGAGATCACCCGCTGCAAGTACGAAGGTCCGAACTGATGCCGGACTACGAATACAAATGGATCGTGAATCTGCCCGAGCCGCTGCGCTCGACACTCGCGGAGATCTTGCGCGACCAGGAACGGCGCGCGGAGAACTATCTGCGCGCTGTCGTGCCGCGCATGAAGAAGATCGACGCCGAAGCCGTGCTCTTCGCGACGCTCACACGCATGGCGAACGGCGATGAAAACTATGTGCACCCGGACCTGCCGCTCGCTGCGCTGAAACTTTTGGACGAGGTGATCAAGCTGCGCGAAAAACTGCAGCACTACGAAACGCCACCCAACGAAGCATCATAGGAGAACTGCCCATGCCCGAGGTCACGACACCGGAGCTCGAAGAAAAAGACATCGCGAAGTTCCCGCCCGAAGTGCAGGCCGTTGTGCGCTCGCATCCGCCGAACACGTGCTATCGCGAGCGCGTACGGACGCACGGGCACTACTGGATTCGGTCGTATGTCGAGAGCGTCAAGCGTGCGGACGGCTCGCCTGGCCCCGTGGGCATCGATGTCACCCACGGCAGCGACTCGTTCCTGCCGGGCTTGAGCGTGCGTGCGATGGCCCCCGCTGACCTCTATGCGTGCGACTGCGGCAAGTGGCGCAACGCGACGGACGACCAGCTGTATTACATGCGCGAGCACTTGAGCGCACTAGAGCTTGCTCGCAGCGGCAGACCGCGCCCGCACGGCCCCGACAGCGCAGAGACGTACGCTGTGCGGGTGCGCTTGCGCGAGCTGCATCGCATCGGATGCTTGCTCGTAAGCACGATGGACGTGCAGAGCGTCGCGCACGGCATCATAGGCAAGGTGCACGTGGAGAAGATCGAACACGCTTACAACGCCTTCCGGATGGCGCTCGCGATGTATGCGCCGATGCTGCCGCCGGAGCGGGCGGAGAGCGAGCCGCCGTTCATCGTGTGTAACGATTGTCATCTCAAGAGCCACAACCCGTATGACATCGCGATGCGGTACTGCGGCGCGTGCAACAAGTTCCATGAAGGCGAGGAAGACTGTGAACTCGGACCAGCGTGAAGAAGGCGAGCGCCGCACCTGCGAACTCGCAGGCCAGTTCGGGCACTGGGGCTGCGGCGTGTGCTCGCACGACTTGCTGTATGAGCAGTGCGAGCCGTGCATGCGCGCGCGGGTCGAGAGTCATCGCAGCAACCCGCAGCGGAGCTATCAAGTGCTGCATCCGGACGGCCGGCTCTGCGCGGACCAGGGTGAGCTCGATGTTCGCATCGCGCCCGTCAAGCTGCGCGGGATTGTGTTCGTAGACTTCGGGACGCCGCTCATGTGGATCGCTCTCAGTAAAGAGCAGGCGCGCGAGTTCGCGAGGCTGATCGCCGAGAGCGCGGAAGAGCTGCCATGAAGCTCGAGGTCGCGTGTCTCTTGATGGCGATACTCGCGATGCTCGCAGCGCTCGCGCTGCGAAGCGCAGGTCTGGTGCATGTCAGTGTCCCACGGGATATAATCCGCGCAGAGGATTGACGGTCGCACGCTTCAAGCGTAGCTCTTGATCCGAGCCGCGTGTGGTTCTCTCCACCCCCCTGGTCGAGGACCCGCGCGGCTTCTTTCTGTTCAGCGGAGCGCAGCGTCTGCGGCGCTCGCATCGCTTGCGCCTGCATCGGATGATGGTGACAGCGATAGCGCTTCGATCTCGGGCTCGATGCAGAGCAGCACGTCATCGCAAGGCGTACGCCCGCAGCTGCAGTCACAGCGAATCGCGGTCGGACGCTGCAGCGCGAACTCGGGCGCGCATGCGCAGAGCGTGAGCGCGAGCAGTGCATGGCGGAGTGAACTCACGAGACCCGAATAATCTTACTGCCAGTAGCAAGCGGCGCGGCTGGGTTTGCGATTCCGGTTGCCGAGTAGAACGCTTTGGTCTGAATGTTCGCGCCATCGACGCGACTGTCGCCGGCGGTTCCGCCGATGTTCAGCGCGCCAGCCAACTGGATTACGCCTCCATTGCGCGCTTGGATTCCAAAGCCCGACGTTGAGTTACCAATGCAGGTTGAGCCGATGGCCACCGTCGCACCGGCATCCGCACGCACACAGTCAACGGCTCCTGCGAATGTGTTTAGAATGTTCGCATAACCAAGGAAAGCTATACCGTAGCCGCTTAGCGCTCCTCCAACCGATACCGCGGGAAAGTTCCCGGCCTCGGAGATCTGCATTGGGTTGTAAGGCGGAAGCTGCGGGAAGCGAACGGTGTTCGAACCGTAGCCGAGCACGAGTGCTGTGCTCCAAGCGATTGGAGCATCTATAAAACCGCCACACAGAACCGCGTTTGGCGCGCTGGTGTCGATAGGCGCCAAGTTGAAATAGAGCGAGTTACAGCACGCGTAGCCGAACCATGCGCCGCCATTGATTCGAAGCGTGTATTGATTGAGTGGTTCGGCTGCGACGCCACACCCGAACCACATATCATCGTTCGCGACGTTCATGAATGTCGACAAGAACTGCGTCGTTGTCACGGCACTGCCGGGCGCGTTGATGCCGCAGCCCCAGCCACTGACAGCGTCTAGGTTCACTGTCACGTTTCCCAAACCAGCAGCGCCGGTAAGCTGCAGCGCCTTCGTGTAAAGGAAAGTGTTGCGCAGGTAGAGCGCGGTGTTGCTAGCGATCCATCTAACGTCGGCCATGTACACGCCGCCGCCCAAACCAGCAGGATCAGCTGGCGTAATGAGAAACCGACTACCGTACGCAGTCATGCCGGGGAAGTTCGAAAAGCTATACAGCGCCGCAGAGCCGTCGATTATGAATGCGGGCTCATAGATCTCGAAGGTGTCCGTGGTCGCAGGCACTGACAGAAACGAAACGGTTGGGGTGATGGTTGTCGCGGTGTTCTGTCCGATCTGCCGCTCATCGAGTAGCACGCCAGCTTGATTGCGGCGTCGCATCCACTTGCGCGAATAGTTGTTGGTGCCACCGAGTGCGGACGTGTTCATCACACTAACAGTCGAGCCAGCAATGACCGTTCCTGCAAGCAGTGTCGTAGTGGTCAACCCTTGAATGACGAAACGACCGCCGAGCGCAAACGCTGAGCCATCGAAGCTACACGCGGTATACGTTCCTGCCGCAGCGTAGAGACGCACCATCGACAAGGTCCCGCGGCTGTACTTGTTGAACTCCGCTTGCACGCGAGCGAGCGTGAGCCATGGCGCAGAGATCGAACCGTTCGCGTTGTCATTGCCGGTCGGTGACAAGTACCAGTCACGCAAGAACCCAGCGCCCGGAGCCACGGATCCACCGCCACCTCCCGCTGCGCCTACGCGCAGGCCACCGTAAAACTTGTCGTCGCTCATGACTGCACCGTCGCGATGTACATGAGCGAAGCTCCGCCCGATGTGTATGTGAGCTCGGTCGAGCTAAGCCCGATCGAACAGCCGAGCGTGAACACATACGGGATGGACAGAGAGAACGGAGTTCGACCGCCCGGTACGGGAATCGAAACCTCCGGGATGTCACCACTGACAGGCGCAGTCGACTTGTCGAAGAGCTGCACGTACAGCAAGCCCGCTGCAGCGTTGTATCCCGCAACGCATTGCAGCATGCAAGGCGTAGGACACACGAGGTCAGCGTCGCGCAGCACGCCTTCGCTTCCCGCTTGGTGCTGACCTGCGAAGTATTGGCTTACGGATGTCGATGGCATGGTAACGCGCTCCTAACTGTTTGATGAGTCTCGACGTCAGAACGGAAATACAGCCGTGTCTATGCGGCGAATGAAGTCAGCGCATAGAACCGGCGTGCCTGGCAGTGTTGTACCGCTATTGCCGCACGTCCACTGAAACCCAAACCACGCGGGTACAAACGTGGCTTGCGTGGTCCCTCCCAAGTACAAGCGCTGGCCACCTTCGTTGAACAACCAAAAGTGATAGACCGTTCCGATCTTATGGACGGCCACATATTCGTAGGCTTGCGGCGTCCCAACTAGTTGGGGCGTCGTGCCACCGAATTGTGTCCACGCCCCGGAAGTTCCACCGACTGTGCACACGCAACCGTTGTAGACGCGTACCGCTGAAAACGAGCCATACCCGACGCCTATCCATTTCGTAGCATCGGGATGACCTGGGCCAACATCGGCCGCGAAACAGAGGCGAAAGGTTTCCGCGCCATCCGTTGTTGAGTATGGAAAGAACGCGCCGAGCCTTGCCCATATGAACATGTTTGTTGCGGGCGCTGTAAGCGGCTTACAGTAGATTGCGGGAAGCGCGTTGTTAGCTTGGTTCGTTGGCCAACTGTGCAAGTGCATCCAGCTTGCACGCTGACTGTTGAACACGACGTTTCCGACGCCCTGCGAAAGTCGCGCATACGCGTTAGGCGCGGCTGTGCCAAGCGTCATAGCCATCTGGCCGTTGCTGTTATCGCAGACACGGCAATCCCAACCCGTCGTTGACGTCGACGTAAACTCGACATCGTCAACGTGTGGTGATGCCGGTTGTTGCCAAAGTGTCGCGCTTCCGATTGCAGCGGGCGCAATCCCTAGCAGCGCTTGCAGCTCGGCAACCGTACCCGCCTTGATCGCGCCGCTCGCGAGGCGCGTTAGCACAGTGGACGGCGGCATCGTGAGTGCGTGCGGTGTGTTGTCGACATCCGCAGTGAGCACAGTGTTCGCGTCAAACAGTGCCTTCGGCACGGAGGCACTGTCGTTCAGCGCTTGACCCCTTAGCAGCGCTGCAACATCGGTGGGCTCACCCGCAAACAGATCGCCGAACTCCGCGCGCATGAGTACGGTTGACGGCGGCATGTACACAGCGACCGGCCCGAGCCCGCCATCGCCATCGATCGCTGCGATCACAGTGTTCGCAGTGGTGAACTCATCCAGCGACAGCCATGGCGGATCACTCCATGTCGCAGCGTCCGTACCAACTGCAAGCAGCACTTGCCCCGGTGAAGGTATCGGCGAGCCGCTTACGTCAACTGCAAACGCTGGGTCGCCGCTGCCCGTATTGAGCGCGTCCGCGATGATGTAGCCACCCCCGCCGCCGCCGCCGCCCGTGGGGTCGGCCCAGTGCGCATGCGTTGCATCGATCGCTGTCAGCACTTGCCCCGGCACGGGCGCGGGAGATTGCGAGACGTCGACCACGCCCGAGAGCGTTTTGAGCTCGCGTGCGATGCCGCTGAGAACGTTGTCGAGAAAGCTCATTGTGTGACCTCAGTTGTTACGCGGCCCGGGGTCGAGGAACGTGAGTCGGATCTGACCGACAGCGTCTTTCCCCGGGCCAGGCGTGCCGGGGAGCCACAGCGCCCGATACTCAAAGTTAGGATCGATGATGATCGACGCGCTCGTGTAGTCATTCGTGATCAATCGAAAGCCGCTCGCAGCGGGACCAGTCGCGCCGCCTGCGATGGACGCGAACACGGGCAGTGGCGGTGTTGTCGTGCTGTAGTCTGCGGCTGCCCGATACTGACCATCACACGCGCTCGCTGCGCCTGCGTTGAACTGGTTGATGATCCACTCGATCTTTAGTAGCTGCGCACCGCGCGGTAACAAGATCGGCCACCAGTGAAAACCGCCCGCGTTCGCTGACTCGACATTGCCAGCACCGTTTACAAGCGGACTGTTAGCGCTCGCTGTCATCACGCTCACGAGAGGGATCAGTGTGACGCGTTGTTTGAATCCGGGCGTTGCGCCGCCGAGCGGATATACGACTTCGCCTGCCAGCACCACGTTCCCGGCTACGTTGCAATCTCCGAACGCGTTGACGTTCCCTACTGCACTGATCGTTGTGGCTGTCACAGCGTTGCCAGCAAGGATGTCGCCCTGGTTCGCGGGCCACGTTGTCCAGTCAAACACGCCGGCCGGCTGCCGCCTGATCACCATCGTTTCGTTGATAACGAAAAGCCCAAAGCTGTCATACGCACTGTTATCGGGGCGCCACTTGCTGTCAGATATATGCCAGTGCGCGTTCAGCGTGATGGCCAAGTGTCCACGAACATCGTCGATGCCGGTGTACAAGCGCACGTATCGCGCAGGGTCAGCTTTGTAGTTTAGGATCAGCTTCCATGGTCCGGCCCCGCCGCCCGCATGGCTCGACGTTTCCCACAGCGCCACGCCATTGTCCGCGCTGTCGACACTTTGCGGCGCTGCGGTAAACGTGTTGTCCTGGTCGAGCTGCGCTGCATTGTCCGCGCGCTCCTTCAAGTATGCAGTGCGGTTCGCGAGGCGCTGCGCGATGTCTTCGACGTTCTCCGCGGCGATAGCGTGCGTGTCAGTGCCCTCGGGCACTGTGATGGGAGTATCGAACGTCGCAGTCTCTATGAGGTTGATCATCTTGTGTCCTTCCGCGTGTCAGTGCACATCGATCGTGACTGCGCCCGGGATGTCCCAAAGCTTTCCCGGCTCGTCCCACACGCCCGACGTAGGGAAGTTCCAAAGCTCCGCGCCGGGCGGAAGCACGACGATCTTTCCCTGGCAGTGCGCCGCGTTCCATTCGTTCGGGATCAAGCGCAGCTCCGCGACCTGCTCCGGCGTCGGGCTCGCGAACACGCTCGTGTAATAGAACAGCCACCAGCGCGCCCACTGCTCCGGGCGAGCATCGGGTGAGAATGCAGAGTCATCGCTGCGCGTGATGACGCCTGCAGCGTCCATGTCGAAGCGCCTACCGTTTCGGTAGATGAGTGCAACCGGGAAGTTGTTGGGCGCGTAGTACGCGAAGATCATCGCGAGCATCGCGTATGGGCCGCCGCGATGTCGGTGGCCATCGAGCCAAGGGATCAAGCGCTCCGCGTACGTTGCATCGGTCTCGCTCAAGCCTCGAGAGATGCGACGCTCGCGGCCGATGACTGCGAGCGAGTCGGGCGCGTAGTAACCCGGAAAGCGGAACTTGACGCCCGCAGTGAGCCCGTCCGCGAGCGCGTCGCACATCAAGCCAAACGGGTACAAGTAGCGCTCGGCCCAACCCGTGCGCAGCCACGGCGGGCAGAACTGGCGCATCCGATCGCGGAACGTCGGAGTCACGAAGACTGCATCGGGGCTGGTCGTCATAGCGAAGCACCTTCGGGCACGGGCACTTGATGGATGGTCTCCGTGCCGAACGCGACGAGCACAGCGACTTCGGTCACTGCGAGCGCTGTGTCGCCAGCCGGGTCGGTCACGAGCACGTGGAAGATCTGCGGCTGCAGCGCGCTCGCGATGGTGCTGCGGATAGCCTCCTGGAAGATGAACCCCGGCGGCGTCGGTGAGAGCAAGTTGCCGCCGATGGGCTGCTTTGCGAAGAACGTGACGACCTTCGCGCGGATGATCTCGCGGACCTGCTCATCGTTATTGCCGCTCGTGTTGTAGACCCAGGCTTCATACGAGACGGTGAGTGGCACGGCGACTGCAGACTCCGTGCTGCTCGACACGGCGAGCGGCGTCGCTTCGTGTTGAATGTCTTCGTTGATGATGTCGACGTCGCCCGGCCCGACTTCTCCGGACGCATTCGCGACGATGAGCCGCACGTTGCCGTAACCATCTTTGAGCACGCGACTTCGTGTAATGCCGATGTTCTCTCCAGTCGGGCGCGTCGCAGTGCGCGCTGCATACGCGTACGCATCCCATGGCCCCATGGGCGAGAGCGAGCCGAGCTTTTCGCGGCAGAGCTCGCGGACGCTCTCGTCGCTCTGCTCGTCCGCACCGACGATCGGATCCGGGTTCGTGCACGTGACCTCGAGCAGCACAGTGGTCATCCCGGTGACAGCGCCGGGCGCGGCGTTGCTCGCAGCCCCCGCTTCGATCGCTTCGATCGCGATCGTGAGCGACGTCGCAGCGTTCAGCACGAAGTGGTCGACGTTCCGATAGTTCTTCCCGCTGCTCGGGTCAGGATTGAACACGAGCAAGTCACCGGGCAGGACATCGAAGACGCCGCCGCCGGAGTTGATGAGTGTGAGCAGCCCCGTGGCATACGTCGCATCGAGGCGCTCGACTTGGTAAACGTAGCGCGCAGTGAGCGTGAGCCACTTGCCCTCGGCGAGTTCCATGAAGCCGGACGCTGCGATCTGCGCTTGCAATGTCGAGAGCGCAGCGAGCACTGCGGATGTCGCGACAACCATCGTGCGGACGACCGCGCCCGTGCCCCACGAAGTGGTGTTCACGCCCAGCACGCCGAAGACTTGATAGATCGCAGTCTGTATGTCTTCGCGTGTCGCAGGCTTGGTGAGGTCGCCGAGGGTGAAGAGCGCCATAGGGATCAAGCTCCGATCAGTTCGATGAGCACTTGCGCGTCGGCGACCGCGAGCACGAAGCGGAACGGCCGCAGCACGGGGTCCGCTGGAGTGATGGCCACTGCGATCGCGATCTCGGACCCGAGCGCGTTCATGGTCACGGAGATGTCAGCGCGCTGCACTCGCTCTTCCTTGTTGGCTTCGTTGATGCATGAGATCTCGAGGCTGCGCAGTTCGTCGACCGTCTGCGGGTGGTTGAGCATCCCTCGCACATTGAAGCCGTACGTGCCGTCATCGAGCAGATCGTCGCGGTTGGTGATGAGTCTGCGCGTTACGGCCTGCGCGATGCCGAGCGGAGAGTTCGGATCGACCTCCGCGAAGTCGTTCGTGACATCGAGCACGCACGAGAGATCGCGCCCGTAGTTGAGCGGATCGATCGGGACGGTCTGCACTCGCGTCATCGTCGCGAGGTCCGCGTCGAACGCGGCTTGCGCGTCGGGTGGGAGCGGCATTATCCGATCCTCACTTTCGACGACCCGCTAGAGATCGTGCCGGGGCTCGTGAAGACGATCGTGCCCGTCGCTGGGCCGACCCCGATGATCGCTCCGTTGAATATGCCGGACGGAAGAGTCACATGGTCGCCGACGCGCGCAGCTGCGGGCGCGGGCTCTCCGCCGATGACGGTCTCGAGCGGCACGAACCCGACGCCATCCTTGCCCGCGTAGCCCGTCAACACGGGCTGGGCCCGGTCTCCTTCAATGAACTGCACGAGCACTTCCGCGCCGAGCGTGAGCTTCGACGCGACGCCCGCCACGCCGGGCCACTGCGAGATGTGGCGCAGGTCCGGAAGCCCGACGCTCTTCCGGATGGCTTGCAAGTCGCAGCGCGTGTCCGCTGCTTCGCTGACAACGCGATAACGGTACACGCCGTGCAGCGGCTCATCGTGCGTGCGATCGATGACAGCGCGAAGGAGCTCCGCGAGGCGCGACGCCGAGCTCGAGCTGCCGCCGCACCACGCGACGATGCGCGGCGGCTGCCCGCGGCTGAACGTGTATTCGAGATCGCGTATCGTCTGCGGCGCATCGAGCCGCTTGTCTTCGATGACTGCGCCCACGGGAAGCTTGTCGAGGTCATCCGACGTAAGCACTGCGATGCGCGAGCGGCCGTCGAAGCCGAGCAGCGTGTAGTCCGCAGCTGCAAGCACGGGCGCGGGCCGCTGCGCGACCTGGGTCAACCCCGCGTAGTCGACCCACCACGGCACGCCGCCGGCGGCGTGTTCGAGCACAGCGGATGCGAGTTCGTGCCCGCGCACGTAGTCCTTGCCGACAGTGTCTGCAGCGGGCGCGAACTGGTCGAGCGACTCGCCCGACTCTCGCGCAGCGTCTTGCGCGAGTAGCTTGCAGCGGACGCCAGCGTCGCTGTGGTACGCGCGCGGAGCGAGGTGACTGCTCCATCCACCAGCGCCCGCCACCAAGCGCAGAGAGCGGGTCAGCGCGAACGTGCCCGCTTGCTGCGGCACGACAGTGCCCACGAAGCTCTGCGCGCCGATCTTGAGTGTCTGCTTCCCTGCGAGCGGCGTGTCGTCGGTGAGATCGCAGTCCGCAATCCACGGGCCGACAGCGCCCACGCGCAGACACAGCGCTTGCAGCTCATGGCCGCCGAGCGTGAGGAACACCTCGCTCATGGCTGCGGATCCGTCGCTAGATGGTCTGCGAGCTCCCGCTTGTCCTTGATGCGCTGCGCTGCTTTCTCGCGAGCGCTCTGCAGCGCTGGGTCCGGCGGCTTCGCTGCGCTCGCGTCCGGCTTCGCGATCGCGAACTTCAGCGCACGATATTCGATGAGCTTGATCTCGACGGTCCACTCGCCGTGGTCTGTTTGCGTCGGCGCGAGCACGTCTTCGACGACAGCGGATGTGATGCCGACTTGCGCGAGCAGCGGGTGCTCGATGTCGAGCGGGCCTTGCTTCGTTCCAAGCGGCGGCTTGTCGATCGAAGTTTTGAACGCGTACCAGTCGGACCAGTCTTTCTGGTCGAAGAAGCGCAAGCGCAGCGCGAAGTGCGCGAGCTTGAGACCGTGGAAGACGACCGTTGCGCCGCTGTAGCCATAGCTCTCGCGCTCGTCCCATCGGCGCGGCGATGCAGCGTCAAGGATCTCACACAGTCCAGGCGTGCGCAGACCGCCGAGCGAGACCCAGTCTCGAGGCTCATCGATCGGGTTCCACGTCATGGAGCACCCGCGACGCGCGCGCCCATCTGGAGCGCGACGCCTTCGAGCACGGATTCAAGCTCGCGGCGAAACGCGTTCGCGAGTTCGCGCGGGTTCTTCGAGTCTGACTTGATGACGATCTCGCCGATGTTGATCGTTGCGCCGCCGCCGGACGCCGAGCCTGCCGCCGCCAACGGAGACTCGGCGCCCGAGCGTGCAGCCGCCGGGGCGGTCGCGATCGTCGGCACGGTGACCATGTCATCGACCGCGCGCTGCGCTTCCGGCGTTCCTTGGGCGACGCCCTGCTCAACACCCTTAGGAATCTCAATGCCGAGATCGGCGAACGCCTTTGACGGCGACTGTATGTTCAGCGCGCCTTTGAATGCGTCCATCGCGCCGTGCGCGAGATCCGTCATCACTGTCTTGATGGCGTTCCACCCCGCGGAGAGCCCGTCGACGATGCCCTTCCACATCGAGCTGCCGATCTCGGACCAATCGAGCTCATCCCAGATCGTGTAAAGCAGCTCGAAGATCTTGTAGACGCCGTACAGAGCGGCAGCGAGCAGCGCAAACGGCCACAACGCAACCAGCACTTCGACTGCGAGCGCAGCGAACTCTGCGATCGCAGCGCCCACTGCAGGCACGACCACAGTCGTAAACGTAGTCCACGCCGACGCACCGAACGTAACGATCGCGCCGCCCGCTTCGAGCAGCGACGCGATAAGCGACTTGCTGAGCCCCTTTACGAGCCCGGGGATCTCCGTGAGCGTGAGACCCTTCATCGCCTTGGCTGCGCTGCCTACGCCGTCAGCCAGCGTTGAGCCGAACCCCTTCGCAGCTCCAGCGAGGTCGCCGACTGTCATCGTCTTCAGCGCTTCCGACGCCTTGACGATGCCTGGGATCAGCGTTTCCGTGAGCGCAGTGCCCGCGGACGCAACGCTCGACAGCGCGAACTCGATGAACGCTTCGCCCGACGCGACGATGGCCGGCGTGATGACTCCGATGATCTCTGCGACTGCAGAAGCGCTCATGCGTGCAAGCGTCGCGATGAACTCCGCGCCGGACGAGATGACAGCGATCAAAAACTTTCCCATGAGCAGCGCGGAGAGCCCGATGATGGCCACAGCGAACGCGTCGACCAGGTCTTTGCCGAGGTCGAACGCGTTCATGTAGTCGTCGGTCGTCGCCTTCTGCGCGGGGCCGAACGTCTTGATCCACCAGTTGCGAACGCGCAGGAAAGCAATCTCGACATCGAGCGAGCCTTCGACGATGCCGTCGAAGAAGAGTTCGAGGTACGGCAGCGCTCGCGTCGCAGCGTCGAAGAGCGGTTGAATGAGCGTCGTGAAGATGAACTTCAGCGCCTTGCCCGCTTCGCTGTTTTGGCCGAGTAGCTTGCGGACGTCGCGCAGCGCATCGAGCAGCGGCTCAGCATCGAGCTCCGTGAACATCGCAGAGAAAGCTTCCTTCTGTTTCTTCGACTGCACCTCGAGCGAACTCATCTGCTTTTCGACGATGCCGCCGAAGCGATTCTTGACGTCTTTCGCGAGTCGATCGACGGAGACTCCGGACGCGTTCGCCGCGCCGGCCATCTCTGCGAACGCGTTGCCCGCTGCGCTGCCGAGTGCGGACGCTTTGATCGCTGTCGCTTCGAGCGCTGTCTTCAGACTCGCGCCGCGCAGACCAGACTTGTAGAGCGTGTCATTGAACTGCACGACCTCTTCGCGACTGATGGACACGCGTTCGGAGACTTCATCGATCGCGCTGACCATCTCCTTCGCGTTGCCGGGCATGGCGCCCATCCAGCTGCGCATCTTCGTGAGCGCTTCGAGATGAAGCAGTTCATTGCGCCCCGCGTCCGCGTTCGCGAGACCAAGCTCGAAGAGCGACTTCGCAGCGACGATCGCGCCCGCAGCGACAGCGGCCAGGCCGGCCGACAGCGCGAGCCAGCCAGCGCCGCCCGCCATGTCGGCGAGCTTTACGAGCGAGCCCGTCACCTCCGCGAGCGGGCCCGGCAAGTTCGCTAGCTGTTCCTCCATCTCACGAAGGCGCGAGACGAGTTCGCCGCCCTTGGCCTTCGAGTGGCCGAACTCGCCGCCCAGTGACACGTAAGCCGCTTGCGCGCGCGCTATCGCTTCGCGCTTCGTGTTGATGGCTTCCGCAAGCGTCTTCATCGCGCCTTCGTTGCCCGACGCGGCCTTCTTCAGGTTGCGCATCGCCTTCTCCATCTCGGCGAGCGCCTTCTGATCCTCCTCCATCTCGCTCTTCAAGTCAGAGAGCGCTTCTGCAGCGGACGCAGCCGAGCCGCTCATCTCATCTTTGAGGCGGAGAATGAACTCGGCTGTGGTCGTATCGTCTGCCACTTACGACTTCGCTTTCTTGGTCAGCGCTTTTCGCAGCATGCGCAGGTCAGCAAACGCTTCGAGCAGTAAGATCGCGCCCACGTACTGGCGCGCGGCCTGGCCGTCTAGCTCGCTCTCGGCGACTCCGAACGCGGCGAGCAAACACGCTGCAGCGAGCCCATCGTTGCCGCGTGCCCGCGTGCGGACCTCCTCTATTTTTTTCCTAGCTTCTCCGAACGATGGCCCGCAAGGGCGATGACTGCGCTGCCCACGCGAGCGAGCGTCGCAGGCAGTTCTTCTAGGATCGTGTCGAAGCGCGGCAGCGGCGGGTAGATGACGCACGGCCGGATCAGCTGCGAGATCTCGTCCGTATCGAACTTCCCGCGGTCTTGAAAGCGCCGGAACTTCAGCGTGTGCGGACGCTGAACGACGATCAAGCCCATGTCAGTGTGCACGGCTTCGATCTTCTGACCGAGCGTGCCGTGCTCGGCGATTAGTTTCGCGAGCGCTTCTTCATCTGCGATCGCCTGTTCGAGCTGCGCAGTCTCGAAGGTCTCCTTCGCGCGCTCGTCCGCTTCTTCGCGTGCAGCTTGTAGCTGCGCGTGTAGGGCGCGCAGCTCGGTTACGTTTTTGGCGGTGTCGGTCATATGGCCATGCGAGTGTCGAACAGCACCAGTCCGTTTCGACGGATCAGCATGCAGTCGATCTCGATCTCCTCTTTCAGTGGGTCGGGTGACTCTTCATCGCTGGAGCTGTTACCAGCCCAGACACAGCGCTCGATGAGCACCTGGATCGGCACTTCATCCGCTTCGATGTATTGGACGTCGATCTGAAACTCGACATCGCCGTAACTGCCGGGCACGAGCGACTGCAGCGCGAGCTCTTGTCGCAGTTGCTGCACGCTCGCTTTCCAGCCCGTGAGCTTCACGTTCTCTACGGAGTATTTGCCCGCGCTGCGCCCGCGCGGTGCGTGATGTCGGCCTTGCCCGTAGCCCTTCACGCGCTCTCTTTTATCGGCAAAAGAAATGCCGGTGAAGCCGTAGAAGCGCTCGGCGCGCACCTTGAGAATGATGCTGCCCCAGCTGATCTGGTTTCCGTTTACGAGTATCTGGTCGGACATGACACGTGCCTCCTAGTGCGGTCGTTGGGTCAAGCCGCCTGCACTTGCAGCGCTGGGTTGTAGAATCCAGCCGTAAGCTCGATGGATTCCGGATACGAGAGCGGGGTCACTCGCGCTTCGCCTGTCAGCGTGCGCGTGCTTAGCAAGTTGTCAGTGCGCGAGAGCTTGAAGTAGACAGCGGACGCTTTGGGCTTCGCGAGCAACTGCGAGCGCAGAAGCGCCATCACGCCGCCTTCGATCTCGAGCGCTTCCGCTTCAAGAATGAACCCCGTGGTCGAGCTGATGAGAACGGGCTTGTTGAGCCGCCGGATGAAGTACGACCGCAGAACCTCGAGCGTGAGATTCATCACGCGCCGGTGCGGCATGAGTTGAAAGTCGGAGCCTGTCGGTGAGAACAGGCGCGGCCGATTGACGTAGATGCCTTCGCCGTCCCAAGTGCGCAGCGTGCCGAAGCGCAGATCGTCAAGCCCGGGATTGAGCGACTCATCGTGCTCGTCCGGGTTTCCGTTGACGTCCCGAATGGAGCAACCCTCGAGGGTGCCGAGATTTACGTCCGCGATGTCGATCTCTTGCGACACGAACGCTTCACGCGCAGCGGTGGAGAACGACACTGGGCGGCGGTACTTGCGCCCACTGATGCTCGAAGTGAGCTTGCACGCGCCAGCGTAAAGCGAGCCGAACTTCGATGACTTCGTAGCGAAGATGCTCTCGAGAGACGTGAGGTACGCCGACTCTGTCTCGCCGGCCGTGGGGATCCGCACGTTGCCGATCCATGCGCGGTACTTGCCCGCGTTCGCCATGCCGGCGAACGCGAGATCGATCGCGTCCAGCATGTCAGCGTCAATCGCAGGCACGATCTGGCAGATCTCCCAAAGCACTTGCGTTGCTTTGAGCGCATCGAGCGCGGGCGTTAGATCGCTCGAATCCGACGACGGCGCCAACACGTTGAGCATCGCGATGTCGCCCGCGAGCAGCGTGCCCGGCCCGAAGTGCAGTGTCATGCCCGAGCTACCAAGCGCTGCGGTCACTGCGACGCCGAGCGACTGCTCCGGAGAGAACGTGCGCCCGGCGTCGAACGAGTAGACGTATTTGATCCCGGACGTGGCGATCGTGCCGCCTGTTTTGACCTTGAAGACGATCTGATAGTCATCGACCGGGACGCCGGTTTGCGTGATGACAGATGTGCCCGTCACGCCGGTTATGTCGATCGGTTCGACGACAGCGGCCGCACTCGCTTCGCTCTTCGTGAAGAGCACGGGCCGACCGTACAGCGCCATGTAGTGCGCTGCAGACTCGATGGCGGGTCCCTCGCCGAAGTTCGCTTGTATGTCCTGAATGCGGCCGAACGTCGCGGGCACGTTCGCGACTCCGATCGATGTCGGCCCGATAATCGCGTGCAGTCGCCCAGCGCTTGGAGGCAAGACGCCGAGCGCGCCGTCTAGCTCGGTGATGATCACACTCGGTTGCGTCATGGTCTTCTTTCCTTGTGTCGAGGTTCAGACTTCAGGCTCCGGCTCGGGCGGAAGCTCTCCGGGCGGGATGCTCATCACTTCGGGCTCGCTCTCGTTCAGCTGGGTGGGGATCTCCGCGCCCAGCGTCGTGTCGTTCGCGGCTGCGTCTTCGCCCGCATCGATGATCCCGCTGTCGCCATCGATGGCATCGAGCACGGGCGCTTGCACCGAGCAGATGAGGCGAAGCGACGCGCCCCAGCGACGCTCGATCTTGTCGACGAGCCACATCTCGTTCCGCACTGCGAACGTGCCGTGTGCTGCGAGATAGACAGCGCGGTACCACTGGTCACGAACGACGCGCGCTATGTGGTACTGCTTCTGCTCGTTCTCCGGGTCGGACGCGTCCTGCCCCGTGATGTAGACGGTGAAGTATTCATCGAGCACAGCGAGCACGCGTGGCACTTGGCCGGGGTTGCGCGCGGGAAGCACGTTGCCTGCATTCGACGTCGGGTCTCCAGGAACCCACGCGATGCGTGTCTTGCCCGTCATGTGCTGCGCGGGCACGCGCCAGCCGAAGAGGTTCGGGACATTGATCCCGTCCGTTGCGAACTGCAGCTTGACGGCCGCGAACAGATACTCAAGCGCTAGGACCTGGCTCATCGGACAGCCTCGAGGAACGCGTCCGACAGAACTTTCTGAATGAGCGCAGCCATCCGCGGCGGCACTTTCTTCACGGGCAAGATCGTGCGCTTCAGCCCGCCTTTGACGTGGCCTTTGTGGTGGCGCGCTTCGACGCCGACGATGCGCGTGTAAATGACATCGCCGATCGCAGCGACGCGCAGCGCATCCGCAGCATGCTGGAGCGGCTTCTCACCCTCCTGGGTGTGCTTCCACGGGTGGCCCTCGGATGTCGTGCCGCGCGCGATCGTGCCTTCGATGTCGCGACGCATGACCTTCGCGACGTCGGGCGCTGCTTTCTTCCCAAGGTTCGGCAGCTCGATGATCTTCGCAATCATCGCTTGCAGCTCCATCATCGCAGCGTCGTTCTCTGGAGAGTCGCTCATAGAAACGTGCCCTCTCCGGCGACGTCTTCATCGCGCCCGACGTCGGCCTGCACGTCGGCCCACACGTACGGAGACTGCTCGCTGTAGCTGCGCGGGAAGCCGCGGGTGATGCCGCTCGTGTCGACGTCCGCGCGCTGCGGCAGATCGAACAGTCCCGTATCGCTGTTCGCTGCTTCCGTGAGCTCGCGCATCGCAGCATCCGCTGCAGCGCGATAGTCGATCATCTGTTCATCGGTCGCGACAACGCCGCGCTTGCGCCAGCAGCGGAGCGTCACGAGGTCAGTGAGCCAGCGGATGACTGCGATCGGATACGGCGCTTCGAACGGCGCGGCGTAGCGCTTCGCGAGTCGCGAATCGATGTACGCGGAACCCATGTCGAGCGCTTTGTCCACCCAGCCCGGCTCGGAGACTTCGATCTCGTCCACGAATGCCGACGGCATGTCCGTGGTGAGCTTGAAGTCTGCGATCGCGAGGTAGGCAGTCATGGCTGGCGGAGTCTCGACATGAAGCGGAGCAACTCACGGCGCCGACCGATCGGCGCCGCTTCGTGCGTGCGTGAAGAGTGCGAGCGCTCAAGCGTTCAAGTCGCCATGCACTTGAAGAGCAGATACGGATGGCCGTTCATGATGCTGTTACGACCTTCAGTCAGCCACTGGTACTCGCGGATGCGTGCGAGCTGCCCGTCGTTCTGCGGGCCGTAGTACAGCACCGAAAACGGCTCGCGATTGATGTAAGCGAACGCGCCGAGTTCGTTGTTGGTGATCTCTTCGACCGCGATGTAATAGGTCGTGTCGCTGCCGCCGAACGCTGCGCCGAGCTCCGGGGCTTCGACGGGTTGACCCAGGCCGAAGTTGCGCACGACTGCTTCGACGTCGCCGCTGCCCGCTGCGCCGGTCGCTGCGAGTTGCGCGATGAACTTCGCGTTGGTGATCTGCTGTGCTCTCGCAACCAGCGTCGGCGGGATCAGGATGTTCGCAACGCGTAGGAAGCGAGGATCCTCGCCGTTCGGCATCTTGAGCGCGCCGGAGATGTACGCGATGGCCTTCGCGATGTTCGCGATCGCAACTTCCACGCTCACGCTCGTGTCGATCGGAAGCGCGCCCGGGTAGATGCCTGCCGCTGCGCCCGTGAAGATGTTGGCGTAGACGCCAGCATTCACGTTGAACGGATTGACCTTGTGGTTCTGGTTGAAGAACGAGAGCCCGTCGTACGTGTTGCCGTTCGCGAGCAGCGCGAGCGCTGTCATTTTTTGGGGCCAGTAGGCAGCGTAACTGCCCATCTGCCGGCTCCAGTGCGTCGCGAAGTCGATCCCCTGGCCGTCGACGTCTTCAAACTGCTCTTTCTTGATCTTCAGACCGGCGGCGGCGTTCTCATGCTCCACCTCTGTGGTCTGCGACACGATGTCTTCGAACTCAACGTTGCCGCCGCGTCCGGTCTTTTGGATGCGCGCAGTGTCGAGCAGCCACGTAACGCGCTCTTTCTTCGCTCCGGACGTCGGGCCAGTCTTGCAGACTGTGCCCCACCAGAGCTTGCTCGTAAGACGCTCGTATTCGCGAGCGGTGATCGTGCGCATGTTCGATTCGAGATCGAATAGGAATGACGGGGTGAGAGTTGCCATCTAGGTTGTGTCCTTCCAGGTGAACTAGCGCGCGCTCAAGCCGCGGTGTCGTATGAGAAGAAGACCAAGACGCCCTTGGCTGCCTGCACGTCGAAGACGATCCCGGCCTTCGTGGTAACAGCGACGTCCATCGTCACACTGTGATTGGTCTTCATATTGCAGAGCTTGCCGCGATCGGTGATCGCGACAGGTGAGACCGTTTCGTTGTCCATCCACTGCAGTTGAATCTCGCGCCAGAGCTTCACTTGCACTTTGATGATGCCGTCCGCGTTCTTCGTTTCGTGCCAGTAGCCGATCTGCATCGCGCCTGGCGCGTTGACCACTTCGCCTGTCGCGTTGAACGCTGCGACGTTGCCTTTTTCGCAGACCTCGCCGCTCTTCACCACGAAGCTGTAGTAGCCCCAGTGAGCCTCACGAATAGTTCGCTCTGCCATGTTGCCCTCGGAAGTGAGTTGTTAGTTGTTAGTCCCTTGTGAGGCTCACTTGGCGGGTGGAGCGCCCGACGCTGCGCTGGGCTTCACGACGCCGAGCCGCAGCTTGTAGGCGGAGTTTTCGACTCCAGTCGATTCGCCGAGCAGACCCATGCGCATGTCGAGCGCTTGCTTCTCGTTCGCGGGAAGGCGCGACGCGTTCGGATCGCCCTCTTCCGCGCCACGCGTGGGTGCAACGCCGCCGCCGCCGGCTGCAGCGTTCGCGCGCGGGTTCGATGCGAGCGTGCCCGTCAGCTTCGGCATGCCTGCGATGTGCTCGCGCACGAGGTCCATCGGCGCCTTCTGCAGGATCTTGCTCATCTCCGCAGACAGGTCCGGACGCGAAGAGATCAAGCGCGCGCGCTCGTCCCGTTCATCGCGCTTGCGGAGCTCCGCTTGCGTCGCTTCCGACGTCTTCTGCGCTGCGATCGCAACGCGATACGCGGCTGCAGCCATGCTCTCTTTCTTCTTCGCCGGCGGTTCCGTGTCATCGTCCGGATCCACCTCGCTTACTGCAGCGGGCTCATCGTCTTCGCTCACTGCGGCGGGATCCTTCGCGGGATCCTCTTCTTTCTTGGGCTCGTCGCCGCCGCCTTCGCCGAGCGCAGCGAGCGCGCGCTTCGCGGCTGCAGCGTTTGCATCTTCGCCCTTCGCTGCTTCTTCGAGCGCAGCGCGCGCAACCTCGTAAGGTGATTTATCAGCCATCGCAGTCGCTCCGGGTTGAGTCACGCTCGCCAGCGCGAGCACATCCGACAGGCTGCCGATTTGGTCGGCGAGCCCCACAGCCACGGCGCCATTGCCGTGGAAGATCTTTGCTTGCAGCCCTGCGAGCAGTTCTGCGCTCATGCGCGGACGCTGCTCCGCGACCAGCGCGAAGAAGCTGCCGGCCATAGAATCGACGATGCTCTGCATCTGTTCGATCTCTGCGTCGCTTACAGGCTGCTCGGGGTGGCCGTCCGCTTTGCGCGCGCCGCTCGTGATGAACTGGACGCGCACGCCGTCTGCAGCGTTGCGTGCGCTCACATCGCAGCGCTCGACCAGCACGCCGATCGAGCCGATGAGTGCAGACTCGGCGAGCACGATGCATTCCGCTGCGCTCGCGAGCGCGTACGCTGCGCTGCAGCAATCGCCTTCCGCGAACGCGAAGAGACGCTTACCTGCAGCGCTGCACATCGTGCGGAGCGCGCGCGCAGTCTCGAAGCAGCCAGCGACTTCGCCGCCGGGGCTGTCGAAGCGCAGGATCACAGTGCGCGCTGCGGTCTCGCACGCTGCAGCAACCCGCGCGCTTATCGCTTCGTAGGAGTCGTAACAGTAGTGCGCGTGCTGTTCGAGCGGGCCGCGGATGTCGACGATGACCGCGTCGCCGACCTCCGAGTTCTCCGGCGGCCGCGCGTCCATGAAGAAGAGCTCGAAGAACGCCTTCGGGGCGATCGCGAGATAGCCGCGGCGCTCGTATCGCATCGCTGTCTTCTGCGCGCTCATGCTGCTTGCTCCGCGGGTGCAGCGGGTGGCTGCGGAGGTGCGTCGGGCGCAGTGGGCTGCGCAGCGGGCGCGGTCGCAGACACGAAGCCTTTGTCGACGCTGCCCATGAGTTCATTGGCTCCAGCGTCATCGACGAGAAACGCACGCTTGATGATGGCGAGGCCGGAGTCGCGAGGAATGAGCCCATCGGCGACTGCACGAATGATCTCGAGCAGCGACGCGATCTGCGCGCCGTTGAGCGCTGTGTCCTGCGCTGCTTTGTCGGATGCGACAGCGCCCTCCGTAGGCGCGACAGCTCCGAGCGTGTCTGCATCCGTGCCCGTGTCCGCAGTGGGCACGGTCGACTTGCCGCCTTCGATGACGCGCAGCGCTGGCTTCTTCCCGGATTCGGGTACGCCGTCGCCGTCATAGTCGCCTTCGAGCGGCACGCCGTAGCGCTCCGCCATCGTGGTGACATCGAGCGCGTAGCCCGCAGTGCCGAGCGCTTGCTGCATCTGGATTATCGCGTTCGCGAGCGTGAGCACACTGTTCGCTTGCGCGTTCAGATCTTGCGGCGGCGTTACGTCCCATTCCATCGCTGCACTCATCGTCTCGATGGCGTCTTCGCCGTACGACAGCGCGATGTAGACAGGGATGATCTGCGTGTTGACTGTGTACGCGAGCCCGTCCGCAGTGTCTTTGATGAGATCCGCGCGGATCGCTTTGTGAATGTCAGCGTTCGCGAACCCGGAGCCGCCCGTCGTGGTCACGATCTGGCCAGCGATCGCGATGATGAACTCTTCATTCTGCTGGGTGATCGTCTTGTTGAACGAGTCGAACCCGCGGCCGTTGCTTTCGATGAGCTTGACGTCATAGCCGGGCGTCATGCCGAAAACGGAGTTGATGCCCCACGCCATCACCTGCGCGAAGAAGCTCTGCTTCTGCGCTTCCGCTGCACCTTGCGGAGCGACTGCGACGCGCGCGGGGTTCGCTAGCTTCGACTCCCAATTGTCTTTCTGGAGGTTCGCGTGCTCCTTCCGAATGTACGCGCGCCCGACGCAACGCCAGAGCGCGTGCTGCCACGGAGCGACACGACCGCCGGGAACGTGAAGCACCCAACGGCCATCGCCTGGCGTGACGGGCAGCCGCCCGACTGCGCTGCGATAGTAGAAACGGTTCTCGTTCCAAACGTATTGGAGATACTGCGGATCGAGCCGCACGAGCACGGGGTGAGTTCGGCCTTGCACCGGGAGCAGTTCGCCGACTGCGATGCCGCACAGGATGCCGTCTGCGGCCATGAGCGCGAGCTCCGACGGCGGGCACATCTCATCGAAGCGTGAGCGCACTGACTCGTGCCCCGCTTCGAGCTCCGCGCAGATCTTCGGGTCGCCGCGGAAGCGCTTGGGCAGCCGCACGAGACCGCTCGTGCGCGTGGACAGTACGCCGGACAGCACGCCGTCTTTTCGAGCAGCGAGCATCAAGCGGCCCGCTTGGCTCAAGTCTCCAGTATCCGCGAGGCGCTCGGCCGCCTCGAGGTCGCTCATGTACCAGCGGATCTTCGAGATGGTCGCCGGGACGAGTTGCCCGCCCAGCGCTTCACGCATGTGGCGAACGTTGTCGCTGTCTATGTCGTAGGCGTAAGTCGGATTGTCATCGGGCGCGTACGTGCTTATGCCCATGAGGGCAGCGCGCGCAGACTGACTGATCCGCTGGGTGATCGACGCCACGCGCAGGCTCTCTCACGAGAGACTGGGCACGTGTGCAGTGTTTACCTGTTCGTGTGCGCGCGAAGCGGTTGATCCCAGTGCGCTCCGGTGATCCCGTAGCAGTGCTCAAGCGCAGCGCGCGCGCGCTCCGATGGGCGCTTGTTGCCAGCGGCCCAGTCGCTCACGGATTGCTGTGCGACGCGACAGCGCGCAGCAATGTCGGTCTCGCTCGCGAGCTGTAGGAGCGCGAGCAGCGATCGTCGGCCACGCGTGGACGTCTTCAGCTTTCCCATATCTTCGCGCCTTCGTACGGGTCGAGCACGTGCTCCATCCGATCGGAGTCATCGACCGCGGGCAGCATGCTCTGCGGTGTATCTGCGAGCGAGAGCGGCTCCCAGACCGACATGGCGAGCGCATCGTAGCGGTCGGGCGAGCGGCCCAAGATCTTCCGCAGCTTGTCCTTCTGAATGAGCTTCACGCGCCCGCGCTGTGTGAAGAGCCATTCGAGCACGTGGAGCTCGCGAGCGAGCTTCGCATCTTCGAGGATCGCGCCGCCGTCTCTGAACCAGATCTCGAGGTTCGCGGCGAGCTCATCACGTATGCGGTCGTACACTTGCGGCTGGCGGATCGCTCCATCGCTTGCGCGCAGCGACACAAGCTCGAAGTCGTTCGGGTGCAGCGCGACGTGCGCGTTCAGCGCTCCGGAGAGCGACGCTCCGATCGAGCCTTCGCGATCGATGACTACGACCGGGGTCTCGCGTGGCAGGCGCAAGCGCTTGATCACCTGAAGCAGGAACGCTTTGTGTCCTTCATCGTTCAGACCGCGATGCGCGTGCAGTTCGAGCATCTTCAGACCGCGACGCGCCACGAGCACAGTCTCGTCGCCAGTGCCGCTCTCGCCGGCGGGGTCGAGCCCGATGTAGAGCCGGCCTGACTCGGCAGTGTCGGCCCAGCGCGCCTCCGCTTGGCCGATCGCGTGGATCGTGAAGATGCGACCTTCTTCGTGCAGCGCGTGCTCGCCTTTCACGCGGACGCGGTACAGCGCGGACGTCTCGCCCCATTCGAGTTTTTTCTCTTCGATCCATTCGCGAGACGCGAGGCCAGGGATAAGTAAACGTCCGCTTACCGCGTTCGGGGTTTCCTCCGACGAGATGCGCAGCGACTTGTAGAACGCCGACTTGCCGTAGAACGCTTCGTAGAACTCGCCTTCGTTCTTCGTGCCGTTGCTGAACATGACGATCTTTGCGCCGCCTGCGCGGTTGCCTTCGATGGCTTGAAAGATCTCTTCATCGACGCCGCTCGCCTCGTCGACGATGTAAAGCAAGTGACGGCCGCTCACCCCGGACACGGCTTCCGCTTCCTTCGCAGTGAAGCCGAGCACCTCGCGGAAGTCGGGCGACTTCAATCCGGTTCGAGCAAGCTCGCCCTGTTCACCTTCGATGATGGTGCTGTGCGGACACGGCGCGCGAATGAGCAGCCCGTCCGGGTCTTCTGTTTTGCAGTCGACGCATCGGCCAGCGCGCGAGCGCAGCATGCGCAACTCGCGCCATAGGATCTGGTCGACTTGGCGCGA